CAGGAGCACAAAAAGCTGGCCGCCTGGCAAAAACAATCCAGGGCCCTGGCCTGGGTTCCCTGGGTGATCGTGGTGGCCGAATCCCTGGTGATCGGGGCGGTGGGAATTTGGGCCGCCACGGAGGGATACAAGGACAACTAAAAGGGCCAAGGCCCCCCACCGCGTCCCCAAAGTCCCTAAAACCGTCCCCAAAAACACAGCCACCTCGAGCGGGGCCGCGCCGGAAACGCGCGCCACCACTGGGCCGGGGCGTTTAGGGCCTCATGTCCACAAAGTCCCTAAAGCCGTCCCCAAAACGTCTAATGTGGGCAAGGCCCTTTTTTGTTGCAATCCCCCCACATAGTGAGGTAGACTAAAAGGAAAAACGTCTACAAAGGAGGAGGAAATGAAAGCAAAAAGGATCAAGGCCACGGACGTGAAAAACGGGGACACGATCCGGTTCCGCGTGGCCTGTCGGTGGGGCTGGGAGCGGGGGCCGCGCAAGGTGAAGGAAACCACCGATCGGGCGGTGGCGGTTCGGTGCGCGGGGTGCTCCCGGTTCTGGGTTCGGTTGAATGAGATCACTCACATAAACGGGGTGGAAATCTAAAAAGGAGAAATGACAATGAAGGAAAAATTCCAAGAAAAAAATTTCAGGGCGTCCAGCATGGAGCAGATCGAGCTGGTGAACTCGATCCTGGAGGAGTACGAAAACCTGGGCTTTGATCTCACCCTCCGCCAGTTGTTTTATCAGCTTGTCAGCCGGGACCACATACCGAACACCCAGAAGGCTTACACCACCCTGGGGAAACTGGTTTCCAATGGCCGCCTGGCCGGCCTCATTGATTGGAACATGATCGTGGACCGGGGGCGCTCCACCACGTACGCGGCCCACTGGGATGATCCCCGGGAGATCGTCCGGGTCTGTGCCTCCCAGTTCCGGATCGAAAAGTGGAACGACCAGGAAAACCACGTGGAGGTGGTGATCGAAAAACAGGCGCTAGAGGGCGTCTTGGAACCCGTGTGCGCGGAGCTGGACGTCCGGCTCACCGCCAACAAAGGGTACTCGTCCCAATCCTTCATGTACCGCATGGGGGCCCGCCTGGAGGACAAACTCTGCGCGGACAAGCGTGTCCACATTTTGTACCTGGGGGACCACGATCCCAGCGGCCTGGACATGGATCGGGACGTGGAGGAAAGGCTCACCATGTTTGCCTCCGCTGGTTATGGCCATATCAGGGTCCAGCGTGTGGCGCTCACCTGGGAGCAGGTGGAGGAGCTGAACCCACCGGAAAACCCCGCCAAGCTCACGGACAGCCGGGCCGCGGAGTACATCAAACAGTTTGGGCACAGCTCCTGGGAGCTGGACGCAATCGAGCCCCGCGCGCTGGCCGGCCTGGTCCAGGACGCGGTCCTGGAGCTGCGGGACGAGGACACCTGGGCCAAGTCCGTGGAGCTGGAAAAAACCATGCGCGGCGCCCTCCAGGGCGTGGCGGAAACCCTCACCTGGTAAAGGAGGATCGGAACATGAAAACGACAAAAGAACACCTAAAAGAAAAGGGCCGGGCCCCGGCGCTGGAGCGTGAATTGAAAACGCTACTGGAGCACGTGATCGACATGCGCGCCAGGTACTGGGAGCTGTACGGCATGTGGGCCAAGGCCGCGCGGTACTGTCCCGATCTGGCCGTGGAGGAGGACCGGGCGGAGGCGGAGGCCTACCTGGATCCGGACCAGGCGGTGGAGCTGTTCGATCTCTGGGATCTGCTTTTCAAGTTCCAGCGGATCGTGGTGGAGTGTCCGCTCCCAGGAACCAGCCTTTTTCACGATCGCGGATCGGACGTTCCCGACATTATCAAAACCACACCACAGCCCACCCCGTACATGGGGGATGCTCTCCCGGTCCTTCCAGTCCCCACGGACAGCGTGGGCCAGATCAAGCGCCTTAACCACCTCCACACCCTGGCCATGGAAAACAGCGGCGCCGCTGGGTTCCTGGTGGGTGAGGTGGACGATCTCCTGGCCATGGAGGAACACCTCACCCGGGCCCAGTATCTGGAGTACTTGCACCTGCTCCGGGTGTGCAACACCGAGGATCTTTTGGGGAGCTTGTCCGCCCTGGAAAAACTCATGGAGCGCCGGCCCGATCTGGCCGCCTCCCTGGTGGCGCGCATGAAGGCCGCCAGCCATGAGGGGGACAGGGGCCACGGGCTCACCTGCTCCACGTGCTCATTTCTTAACCGGCCCCAGGCGGAGCAGGTGGGAAAAATGGTTTACGAGGGCCCGCTGGAGTGCAGGCGCCACGGACCGTGCGCCACAAACTCCCCGCTTATGTGGCCCCAGGTAGAGCCCGATCACTGGTGTGGCGAGCACAGCCACTGGGGCGCCGCGGAGGCCATGAAGTCCAGCCACACGGCCAGCTGTGAAGGGAGGCGCTAACATGGACAGCCGGGAATATGCCAAGGAGCGGGACAAGTGGTGGGCCTCCCTGGACGTGGACGCCATGATCGCCACTGTGGAGCTGGAGGACCAGGAGGGGGAGGAGCTGGAGATCAAAGTGCCGTTTAAATTTGAGGTTTGCCCCACATGCCACGGGCGGGGGCGCCATGTGGACCCGGCGATCGACTCCCACGGGATCACCCCGGAGGAGTTCACGGACGATCCGGAGTTCGCCCAGGCGTACAGGGCGGGGCGTTATGATGTCCCCTGCTTCGATTGCGGCGGCGATCGGGTGGTTCCGGAGGTTGACGCGGACCGGTGCGATCCGTACGTCCGGGAAATGATCCACAATATCCAGCGCGAAAAAGCCCAGGCCGCCATGGACGCCCTGGCGGAGCGCCGCATGGGATACTAAGCGCCGCCCCCTCCTCCAGCCCCCACGGGCCTGTCCTGGGCCCTGGGGGCTTTTTTTTGACAAGTCCGCACCTAGTGATCTAGTGTGAACCCTGGGAGTTCAAAAAATGCGAATCTTTGCGGCGTGCCCCGGCTGTGATTGTACAGTCAAGATCAAGGCCCACGAAACCCAGATCGGTGACTACCTGGCCCACGCGGCCTGCGACCGTTGCCGGTGGCACCTGGCCCACGGGGTGGCCCGGGGGCCCGATTACGAGATCGCCGTGCGGACTGCAAAACTTCACATTGAGGAGATCAGGAGGGCGACCAGTGGAAGGAAAAACGATCGTGACTAAGTGGTACAGGTTGACGGTGATCAAGTGCAAAAACGCACGGGAGGAGCTGGCCGGCTGGCGCTCGATCCTGGACAAACCCGGGGCCGTGATCCAGTTGCCGGATCCGTCCACGATCCTGGTATATGAGGCCAAGCCATGTCACTGACTGTGGAACAATTCCGCGCGCTCCAGGAACTCCTGGGGCTTTCAAATAATGAGATCGCCAAGGAGCTGGGGTGTTGTGTGGGCGCCGTGGAAAAGTGGAGATCCGGCGCGCGCCTGGTGTCCAGGAGGACGGCCCGGGCCCTTGAGCTTTTGCTGGAAACGAAGGGGATCAACATGCGCCAAAAATTGGAGGAGTTAAGGCTCCAGCGGAGTGACAAGCGCAAGCGCAAGGAGAACGCACAAGTCAAAAAACTGATCCTGGAGGGCGATCTGGAAACCGCCCTTTTTGAGGATCACGGATACCTGCGCCGGAAGGCGGAACAAATAGGGTGGAGCGTGGGCCGTTTGAAACAGACGATCGAACGTGTCCAGCGCACAAACCCGGGGATCTAAAAGGTGTGCGCCAGCCCCCGCGCTTTGGGGGGGGTTAGTTTGGGAGCTGGCGCACGAAGGAAAAGAGAAACTGACAAGCGATCCCCATGTAACCGGGGGCGCGCTTTTTTGTCAAATAGGGAGGACACTATGGACGATCGGATCCGCTGGCCCGCGTTTCCGCCTGATCGACCGGCCCCGCGTTATTGCCCCACGTGCGAAACCCTCCTGGAGGCTCACGAAGTGCCACGGTGTGGCGTGGTCCACTTTTGCCATGATTGCGGGGAAACGTTCCACTTTTTGAAACACCGGGAGGGCGTGGATCCCCACGTCAAGCGGTTTAACCTTTTCGTGTATGCCTTCACCAGGAGGGCCGCGCGCGCCCTGGGCGTGGAGGCTGGACTCCTGGCCCTTGATCCTGTTTTGCCTTCCGAGGCGGAGCGGGTTGTCCGCCTTTTCGATCGGAACACGGACCAGGGCCGGGAACTTTTTTGGAAAAACTGGGGGGCTGGTATTGTGGCCACCCTCCGAAAAAAGGAGCAGGAAAAATGACAAGCGAAAAACAGCAAAAGAACCCACCGCCCCAGGACAAACAACCGGACAAAAAGCCCCGGTTTTTGCCCCAGGAAAAGACAAAACCGAACGGCACGATCAGCGATCTAAGTGTCCTTATTTACGGCCCTTCAAAAATCGGAAAATCCACCTGGTGTAGCCATGCGGAAAACGCGATCTTTATGGCCACGGAGCCCGGCCTAAATCACCTGGAAGTTTTCCAGGTTCCGGTCACAACCTGGGATCGCTTTATCGAAGTTTGCACGGAGATCGCCAAGGGGGATCACACTTTTAGAACGCTGATCGTGGACACGGTGGACAACCTTTACAAGGCCTGCGAGCACCACATGTGCGGAAAACTGGGGATCAAACACCCGGGCGATCTCGACTATGGGAAAGGGTACTCCCTGATCAATAATGAGTTCCACCGGATCCTAAACCGTGTGGCCCTGCTCCCCTATGGCCTGATCCTGGTGTCTCACTCCCAGGAGCGGACCGTGAAAACAAAACGCGGCGAGCGGACCCGCATTGTGCCCACGGTTCCGGAGGGGTGCCGGAAGCTCCTTGTGGGCCTGGTGGATTTGATCCTGTTTTGCGATCTGGAGGAAAGCACGGCGGAGGACGGCCAGGTGTCCACGGTTAGGGTGATCAAGACGAAACCCCACCAGGACTATGACGCGGGGGACCGGACAGGCAAGCTGCCCGAAGTCCTCCCCCTGGAGTTTGGAGCCTTCGCCGGCGCGCTCCAGGAAAAACCAGCAAAACACCCGGCACAGGAGGAAAATGATCAAGGCGGTTTCTGGGACGAATGAAAACCGATTTAAAAACCCTGAAGCCCCGGGTGGGCGAATACCTCCAGCGCCAGGGCGTGGAGGTGGACACGTCAAAACGTCCGCCCCTCCTCCGTTGCCCCAGTCCGGACCACGCGGACGAACACCCCAGCGCGCGCCTGTACACTGATAACGTTTATTGCCCCGTGTGCGCGGAGTCCTGGGACGTCCTGGATCTGGCGGGCCTGCTCCACGGCCACACGGAATTCGTGGACAAGCTTCGGGACGTTCAGGACACCCTGGGGATCGAGCCTCCACCCGCTCCGAAAAAGCGAAAACGAAAAAAACAGGCGTCCCCCTCCCCCGTGCGGATCTCCAAGGCGGAGGCCCGGGAGGTGTACAGCAAAAACGCGCTGGATCGCATTGGTAAAAAGGCTGGGTGGGGCCAGGCTGTCAAGGTGTGGCCGTACCTGGACAAGGACGGCCAGGTGGTGATCGCGGACGTCCGTTTCCAGTCCGAGGACCGAAAAGACGTGATCAGCTTTTTCTACACCGGGGACCACCTCCAGGCGAAGGGATGCCCCCGGATCCTGTTCAACGAGGACAAGCTGGCCGCCTCCCCGGAGGCGCCTGTCCTGATCGTGGAGGGGTGCAAATCGGCCAAGGCGGCGGAGGCCCTGGGGGACTTCGTGCCCACCACCTGGCCCGGGGGCGCGAAAAAGACAAAGGGCGTAAACTGGGAGATCCTAAAAGGGCGGCGGGTGTACATATACCCAGACGACGATCGCCACACTTACAAGGACGGCAAGATCAAACCCTGGGACAAACAGGACGGGATGGCCGCGGCCCTGGCGATAAAAAAGGAACTCCCGGACGCAAAGATCGTCCAGCCCCTGGAGCAGGCCAGGGAGTTGAAAGCTTCCGGGGCGGACATAATAGAGGCCATGGAGATCATGAGCCCGATCGCCCTGGCGGAGTACATAACAAACAGCGATCCCGTGGAGCCCCCGGACAGCAAAAAGAAGGCCGCCAAGGAGGTGGCCCAGGCAAACAATTTTCCATTCAGGATCCTGGGGACCACGGACGACAACCGATCTTTTTTCCTGGGCCGGAACGATCGCCTGATCTCCACCCCACTGACCGGGATTGGAAAGGGCCACCTTTTGGCGCTGGCCCCGAAGGCCTGGTGGGTGGACGTGTTCGGGTACAAAAACCGGATCAGCTGGGACGAACCCACGGACACGATCATTGAGGCCGCGGGGGCGGTGGACTTCGATCCGGACGTGATCCGGGGCCGTGGCGCCTGGAGGGAACCGGACGGATCGATCTGTTACCATGACGGTTTCAAAACATACGGGGATCCCTCACCGCGGCGGCTGTATTTGCGGAAAACCAGAAAACCGATCGGACTTGTGGATCCGCACGTGGACGGGGCCACCACGAAGGCGATCGCCAAGGTGGTGGAGCGTATGAGCTTTGAAACCCTGGCGGACACGATCCGCCTTCTGGCGTGGGCCACCCTGGCGCCCTTCGCCGGCGCGCTCCCCTGGCGTCCGGCGATCTTGATAACCGGCCCCAGTGAGTCCGGAAAAAGTACCATGGTAGACCACCTGATCAAACCGATCGCGCTCCCTGTGGTTTTTTCAGGCGGTGAAACCACGGAGCCCGGGATCCGCCAGAAAATCAAGGAGGACAGCGCCGCGATCGTGGTGGAGGAGCTGGAGGGGGACACGATCAAAAAGGCGGCCAAAAGGGAGGACATTTTCAGCTTAATGAGACAAAGCACCAGCGATCAGGCCCCGATCGTTGCGAAGGGTTCACAGGACCAGGCCGGCCTGTCCTTTGTCATGCGTTCTATGTTTGCGTTCGTGGCGATCAGCCCGGAGGTGTCCGCGGTTGCCGATGATAACAGGATCTTTCGTGTGAACCTCACCACGCCGAAAAACCCGTGGGCCCCGATCCGGTCCGGGATCCGGGAGCTGATCACCCCTAAAAATTGCGCGGGGATCCGGGCGCTCACCTGGGCGCGCCTGCGGGACATTATCAAGGGGGCCGATCACCTGATCCCCACGATCCAGGAAATCACCGGGAAGTCCTCCAGGTACGCCCTGGCGGACGGCCTGCTCCTGGCCACCTGGTTTAAGGTGTGGGATCAACAATATGAGGACATGAAACTGGAGCAGATCCGATCCATTGTGGATCTGATCTATTCCATGCAACCGATCGAAACCCAGCGGGACCAAACAGACGAAATGCTGGATCGCCTTTTGTCTGAACGTGTCCAGGTTCAGCAACCGAAGATCGAACAGGTGAGCCTCCGGGAAGTCCTCCAGGCCAGTTTCCGGGGCCGGTACGGTGACGGGGATCTAACCCCGCTGGACCAGGACCACCTCAAGGCGGTGGGCTCCCGTCACGGGCTGGCCGTCACGCCCGAGGGCCACCTGGCGGTGGCCACAAATCACCACGAAATAATGAGGATCACAGGACGGGGCCGGGGATACCAGCGCCAGCTACACCGGCACGCGGGGCTAGTCGAAAAGAACCGGCCCACCCGCATGGCCGGCAAGTTGCGCCGCTGTTTGGTTTTAAAGGACGTCCTTGATCTGGAGCTGGCGGACCGCGCGGAGGGGGACGGGTTTTGAGTCTGTGGGAGGACCAGGCGGCCCAGTTTCACGCGGTCCGGGAAGCCTTCCGGACGTCCCCGGCTGTGTGTATGCAAGCGCCCACCGGGAGCGGTAAAACCCACATTTTCACAGCCATGACACACAGCGCCAGGGACAAAGGGCGGCGGGTGTGGATCCTGGTCCCCCGGGTGGAGTTGCTGGACCAGGCCGCGGAGCGCCTGGAGGCGGACGGGGTGGAGCATGGGATCATGGCCCCCGGGCGCCATGAGGATCCGGAGCAGGCCGTCCACGTGGTATCAAAGGACACCCTGATCCGGCGCTATGACAAGATCCAGGCGCCCCCCGATTTCATGATCGTGGACGAGTGCCACCTGGCCCTAGATCGCTACATGGAGATCGCGGCCAGGTTCCCGGAGGCCAAGCTCCTGGGGGTTACGGCCACCCCGGAGCGCCTGGACGGGCGGGGCCTGGCGGAGCTGTACCGCGTCCTGGTCCTGGGGCCCACCGTGGGGGAGCTGGTGGAGCAGGGGAGGCTGTCCGGCCTGCGGTACTTTTGCCCCCCGGTCCCTGGGCTCAAAAAATTACACGTCCGCGGGACGGAATTTGTCCCCGCGGAGCTGGAGGCCTACTTCCAAAAACGCAAGGTTTACGGACGCGCGATCGAGCACTACGAAAAGCACGCCCCGGGGAAGGCCGCCCTGGTTTACTGTCGAAGTGTGAAGGCGGCCCAGGAAACCGCGGAGCGTTTCAACTCCGCGGGGTGGCGGTTCGCCAGCGTGGACGGCAAAATGCCAGCCGGAAAACGGAGGGAATTGATCGCCGGGATCCGCACAGGAGCTCTCCACGGCCTTACCAGTTGCGAGCTTATCACGTACGGGCTGGACGTTCCCCGGGTGGAGTGTGTGATCATGCTCCGCCCCACCCTGTCCCGCGCGCTGTTTTTTCAAATGATAGGCCGCGGCCTCCGCCCGTTCCCTGGGAAAACGGAGTGCGTGATCCTGGACCACGTGGGGAACCTCCAGGAGCATGGCCACCCCCTGGACGCGGTGGCCTGGGATTTCCACGGGAGGGACAAGCGAAAAAGGCGCAAGGAGCCCGATCGGGGCGTGATCGCCCGCCTTTGTCCGGCGCTTGACTACCTCTATTGCCCCCGGCCCACCTGTACAGGCTGTGAGCATGCGCGGGGAGGCCGTGGACGGGGGGATCTGGAACAGGTGGAGGCACAACTCATGGAGGTGGGAAAGCCCGTCAAAATGGCGGACAGGCCGCCCCAGGAGCGCCGCCACTTTTCCCGGGAGCTGGACAAGTCCCTGGAGGAGTTCAGGGCCACCAGGACGAACGGGAGGATCCCCACTGGGCCGCTGTCCCGCCTGCTCCAGCTCGCGCGCCTGGTGAAGCTCCAGCCCATGTGGGTGTACCACCGGCTGGCCGCCCAGGAACCGGACAGGGCGCTCCTGGAGGCGATCGCCGGCGTGAAGGGTTACCACCCGTGGTGGATTGATCGAAAATTGGAACAGCTGGAGGAAAGGGGGCGGAAATGAAATTCCCAGTTTTTTCAACTCCGAAAATGGAAACACACGCGGAGCTAGAAACCCACCTGGTGGGCTCCCAGTACCTGTACCCACGCGCGGCCTGGATTTTGAAACAGTGGGGCCCGGTGGACGGACTGGAGGGGACGGACAACACCTGGTGGGTGGCTTATTTTCAGGGCGGTGACTTCACCCTTTTAGTGGAAAAGAAAACGGACACGATCCTGGCCCTCCGGCCAGGCAAACACCCGGGCCACTGGGGCCCGGCGAAAAGGAAACGGAGGCAAGCATGGAAACACTAAGGCTAGAATTCCCAATGATGCACGGGCCAGCCGTCAAGCGCCTACAGGAGCTGCTGGACGTCCTGGGCCATGACTGGGGCCCCAATGACGGGATCTTCGGGGAGGACACCCAGAAGGCGGTCAGGGGCGCCCAGGCGGCGCTTGGGGTGAAGGTGGACGGGGTGTGTGGCCCGGCCACCTGGGCCGCTGTCCTGGGGCGCCTGGACGCGGACCACCAGATCCAGCCCCCGGGGACAATCACGGATATCCGAGGACAGCACAAGCGCCCCAAACTGTTTGGGAGGAAAAGGACGTGGAACCGGATCCAGGGCGTCACCCTCCACCAGACCGGGTGCAACATGCCCCAGGATCCCGAAAAGTGGCGCCGGCTGAACGCCCACGTGGGCGTAACCCAGGAGGGGCGGATCGCCCTGGTGAATGATCCCACGGACATGATCTGGCACGCCCAGGGCCTATCCCAGAAAACGATCGGAATTGAGATCGAGGGGAATTTTGAAGGGATCGCCGGATACACGAAAACCCTGTGGGAGGGCGGCGGCCCCGCGGCTGAATTGACGGGGGAACAGCTGGAGGCCCTGGAGGTGGTGTTCCAGTGGCTGGATCAGGAGTTCACGGAAAACGGGGCCACCTGGTCCAGGGTCCAGGCTCACCGGCAAAGCTCACGAACCAGGGCCGGCGATCCGGGTTCGGAAATATGGCAAAAGATCGGGATCCCCTGGATCAATACGCTGTACGCCACGGACGGGGGCCCCTCCTGGTGTACGGGATCAGGGAGGCCGATCCCGGAGGACTGGGATCCGCGGTACACGGCCAAGTATTGGGGGTGATACATGCCACAAAGAAAAGCAAAAAAGCGGACCCGGTGCGCGGAGTGCAAAAGGAAACGCGGGGAGCTGGTCCGGTTTCGTGGGCGGTGGATCTGTGCCCACTGTTTGAACCCGGACTGGACGCCTTCGATCCTGGCGCCCCTGCTTTCCAGCTCCGCGGGTGATCTCCTGGAGCATGGACAATTCCAGTACGGGGAAAGTCAGCGCATTTATGAGGCGGTGAGGAAAAACGGTGTCAAATCAAAATTCGCCCTCCGCCTCCACCTGGGCGAAATGCCAAAAGACGAACGCGGAAAATTTACCGCTAACCAGTGATCACCCTGTAGATCGCCCCCATGCGCTCCATGAGTCCACGGAGGCGGCGTTGCTCCTTGCGTAGCTTGTCCCGTGCGTCCCGCTTGTGTTCCTCCGCCAGGAACACGGCCACGCGCTGGCCTACCATGTCCTGGGTGATCTCCACCGTCCGCCAGCCCACACAGTCCGGCCAGCCGGTGGGCCCCGCCTGGAGGGGGCGGGGGTTCAAAATGATCATGACGTTTCCGGACCGCTCGATCTTGTCACCTTGCCAGCCCAGGCCGGCATTGATCCGGAACAGGCGCTCCGAGGGGGGAAGCTCCAGGAGGCGCGCTTTTATTCTGTCGGTTTCAGTCACAGGAAACGGACGCGCAAGGATCCGCCCCGCGTTTCAATCTTTTGACGTTCCGATCCACCAGGCGATCATATGCTTGTTCACGGGCCGCCCTGCTCCGGATCCCGGAAGTCACCCTCCGGGCCTCCGCGCGGGATATGTCCTTAATCTGGACCGCCTGGATCTTGTCCACGGTGTTTTTGACTTTCCCGATCTGTGAGGTGTTCGCCTGGACTTTTTGCTCCAGCTTTTTGGCGCTCTGGTGGCCATGCTCCTTTAGGGCCTCCTGGGATTGTCTGATCCGCTGGTCCACCTCCGCGCGTGTATAGAAATCCATGGCCCACCACGTCCCGCCACCGCCCAGGAGGGCGGACAAAATAACGATCAATATCTTCCATGGTATTTTTGCCGAAATTGTGATCCCCGGTGGTGTGCTTTTTGTCATTTTGAAAACCTCCCTTTTGCCCACAGAAAATGTCTGAACCGCCCCCGCGCACGCTTTAAGGGTGGCCGGCAAGGCCCCCCCATGTAATGACTGATCGCGCCCTCCACGCTCCCACATTTTTTGAGAGATCGGGCCAGGTGGGCCGCCCCCCGGTCCAGCTGCTCCGCCTCACTGGCCAGGGTGTGTAGCCTCATGACTTGCATTAAACCAAACTCCCCCTTTTTTCCCGGATTGGAAGGCCAGAAACTAGATTCAAACCGGGCCGTGGTGGCCACCAGGAACGGATCCAGCCCGTGGGCCCGCGCGGCCTTCACAATTTCAGGCGCCAGGAGGATCGCGGCTTGCCGTTTAGAGGGCCGCACGTTCCGCTTGAACCAGGAAATGTACGCGCCCACCTGGTCCACTGCGGTGTCCTGTTCCGGGGAACCTGCGGGCCGCTGGGGCCCCTGGGCGCGGGCGTGGCCCTGGAGGGTGAAGAAAAGGAACAGAACCGGGAAAAAAAAGCGCACTAACATTTAGTCATAGACCGGGGAACGCGGCCAATTTTTCCGGATTGTGTTTGCCCCGCGCGCTTGTCCTGTATGAACCAAAAATCCCGGCCATCATACAGTGATCCGCCTATCCGGTTCCTGTGGGTTCCTATCCCATAAGGATCCGTCCAGGCCATGTGTTTGAAGGCGGCGTCCGGTATGTTGCCCACAATGGAGGCCCCGCCACAATCGGAGCTAAAAGCAAAGATTTGTTCAGAACCAAAACCCTCATTCCAGCCATGCATCCACAGGTTGAAACCATCGTGGGCCATGTTCACGGGGATAAAATCCACTAACCGGTTATAGCTGGCCAGGTTCATTTCCCAAACCGCGGCGGAGTCGTCCGTCCTGGTGGATTGCCACACCCTGGCTGTGTTTGTGGAAATGTAAGTTGTGGCCGTGAAAATGTAGTGTCCATCGTAGGCCAGCCCCATGGGGCGATCTCCTGTGGACGTCCTGGGCCAGCCCCCGCCACCCAGACCGGTGGTGGGGCTTGATATGTCCACGGAGGCCGTGAACCCGTCATTTGTAACCCAGTCCACCCCACAAAAATAAATGTATTGATCGTCCGTTACGATCCCGGCCCCGCATCCGTATTTGTTCGCCCCCGTGGGAGCGTCCCCGGCCCCGCTGGCGGTGATCACACCCCCGGCCCTGGTAATGATTGACACCGCGGCGGAGGACGCCGCAACAATATTGGTCCAGCTGTTCAGGGTGGCCACGTGATCGTCGTCCGCGATAATGATCCGATCGTGGAGCGATTGCGGGGACTCTGGATCGGGACTTAAACCGGTTCCAGGTAAAGTCCTACCACCGACCGGCCACCCCACCAGCCCCTCCGTGGACCAGTCCGCGATCTTGTATTTTTGGACCACGTGAGTTTCGGGGCTGGCGTCCACGTCCACGAACATGACGAAAACAAAAGATCCGTCACTGCAAAAGGAGGTGGGCTTCCAGTCCTGTGTTCCGCTGGTGTCCAGGCCCGCCAAGAGGGCGGCGCCGCTGGAGCTGATCAGGGTGGGGGGGTTGACTGATAGATCGTACTTGTGGATCTCCGTTGTGGCGGCGTCCAATACTAAAAGGATCTTTTTGTCACCGTCAAAACCTAGTTCCAGCGCGATCAGTTCCGTGGATCCGCCCACCTCGATCAGGTTTCCCGGGCTCCAGGTGTGCGCCCACCCATTGTCCTGAAATCTCCTGGACGCGATCATTTCGTTTGTGAGGGCTGGGGGGAGAGTCTGGGAGGAGTAAAGGCGATCAAGGGCCCGGAGGCGCTGGGAGTCGTCCGCGGCTTCATCGTTTCCGCTGGGCTCCAGGTGTGCGGCTTTCATTAGGGCTTGATTGAAACCCCACAGATCGTCCACCACCTTTTTTAGGATCGGCGTTCCGTCCGTGGCGGTGGGCCCGGTTGTGTTTTTGGCCTCCACGTCCGGAAAAGTTCCCAGGGTGTTTGCGATCAGTTCGTAAAGAATCATTTTTCCGATCTCCTTTTAAACAAAGTCCACCAGCAAACAGCACCAGGACCGGGTGGGCTTGTATTGCAGAATTATCCGGCGCAACCTGTCCCGCAATTCCGCGGGAACCGTTCCGCGCGTGTACTCCAGGTGCCTGATATCCACCTCATCAAAATTGGCGTGTCCGTCCTCCACAAATTTTGAATAAAGGCGGATCACGTTCGGGCCGCCTGGTGGGGTTTCCACGTTGAAAACCTGGCGCCCGGTTTTGTCTACTCCAAACCACAGGGCCTCCCACTGGCCGGTTGCTGAATTGAGAATATAGACAGCCGGGATCGTTCCGTTCCCGTCCGCCCACACGTACCCACGGACCGGGCGCTGTTCTGTTATTGGAGGCGCGATCGCTTGCTGGGCGTATGATCCGGATTCGCGCAAGGATCTTAGCGAACCCCACACGGTCACAAGTTCAAACAGATCGAAATATCGGCCAGTATTTACCCCCGCCGCCTGGAGCGTAAATTCAGCTGTCCGCAGGCCCGTTCCCGGCTGTATTCCGATCCGCGTGTTCGTGTTTGAAAAAAGAAAATTATCGATCACGGTGGCCGGGGTGTCCTCCAGATCATCGATGAAGAGGTGGATCTGATTTCCTCCCAGGCCTCCCCGCTTTTGCCAGATCACCTGGTGGGCTAGTCCGTCATTAATTTGGGCCGCGGATTGTAGCTTGATCCCACGTTCCGGCCTTTCATAGGTGAGCTTTCCACCCTCGATCCCAAACCAATAATTATCCGGATCGCCCGCTTGCCACTGACTGTGGAAAACCCCGTCCGTGTCCGTGGTTTTGACAAGCATAAACACCTGGTAAACGCTTTGAGTTTCCGCGGCGTCCAGGGCCTTTTCGCCGGTGTCCAAATAGTCCCCGGCGCTCCCGTCCAGATAGATCGAGCGCCCCCAGTCCTGGATCGCGTAGTGTCCACCGTACAGCGTCCCGTCCGCCGCCCTCACAGGATCGGCGGGTCCGTCCGTTATATCGTACAGCCCCACCAGGACAAAAAAGCGTTATCACTGATCAGGCTGGTGAGGGCCCGGAGGACTAGGGCGCCGTCCGCGGTGGCCGTGAATGAAAAATCGAAAGGTTGCCACGTAAAGGCGCTGGTTCCCGTCCACCTCACAGTTGTGGATCCGATCGGTCCTGTTTCGACTTGTGGAACACCGCCTCCGCCACTCCCTCCGCGGCCAAGGCCGATCACCCTGTACGTTTTCCCGTTTTCGATCACGTTCTGATAGGCCCCCGGGTTGTTTGTCGGGTTTGGGGCGATCCGCAGGTGTTGAGATGTTCCCGTGTACGGGGCGTTTAAAAACTTGGCCAGGCTGGCGCCGTTCAACGGTAGCCAGTGATCCGCGGAGGGGGAGGACATGGGGCCGTCTGGAAGTAGGTTTTTCCAGGCCGCGCTTGGGATCTCTGTTTCGTTCCCCTGGAGGGTAAAGGGCCACCACTGGGTCCGGGTTTCCGCGAGCGGTTGTGGAAACACCGGGATCTGTGGATCGGTGTTGCTCACCGCCTCCACTTTCAGGGACTGATCGCCGGCCTGTTTGATCGCGGTGTCTTTTGCCGTGGCGCTGTTCGGGCCGGCTGGCCAGTTTGTCACCCCGGGATCCTCCATGTCACCGTCCAGGATATTGGCCTCCACTGCGGGGGCCCGGTCCTCACAAACAAAAAAGAAGTATCCCCACAGATCCGGATCGTCCGGGATCACGTACTCCTTGGGCGTGCGCTCCATGGTTCTGAAAAAACCACAAACCGCCTTTTGATTTCCGCAAAAAGCGATCGCCCCGTTGCACTGCATTTCGTACGCGGGGCGCTGATCAAAAATGTCCGGGTTCACCACCAGCTCTTCGCACAAGAGGATCGCCGGGTCCACCTTTGGATCGTTTCTGAAAACCTTTAAATTGAAACCGGAGGTTTGGAGGGCGTTTTCCAGGTTGTCATCCGATCCGGTGAGGTTTCGGGCGTACCTTAACAGCTTTAAATAATTACGCCGGATCGTTTCACTGATCCCCTCATTGGGAACAATGCCGTGATCCTTTTCCAAGTCCTCCAGCTGCTCCGTGGCCGCTGGATCCCGGAGGGTGGCCAGGTTTTTTAGAAAAAGGTAAACCGCGTCCGCCCCGTCCCCCATGCCGTCCAGGAGCTTGTAAAAGTCCCGTTTTATGTCCGGTTTCCAGGCCTCCCCTGGTGGGAGGAGTCCGATCAGGACGTCCCGCATTTTTACGATCGCATTTGAAGGGGGCCCGGGGGTGTCATCCTCCACGGTAAAATCGTCAAAATTACAAAAACCGTCCTCCGAAAATTTTACGCCCAGGACCAGTTCGTCCACCCCGTCCGGGAGTACCAGATCGATCTCCTGTTCCGGCTGGCCGTCCACCCCAAACCATACGATCTCATTGTCGGCCCACCCTGGAGCGTGGGCCGCCACCACAGGAACCGAACCGGGCCAGCCGTTGGACCATGCCCACCCGCGGACCCGCTGGGGCGTTGTGGTGGAGGGCGAGATCAGCTGATAGGCGTTTCCGTTATTCAGGGCAACGCTTCTAAGCGCATCATAGGTGCCTTCCCAAAATATTTGATCCCAGTTGGCGCAAGCTCCGCCAGATATAGACAGATCGCACGGTAAGGAAACACCGCCACCCAGCGCCGGATCAATTCCGATCTGGGTATCCACGGAGGGGAAAACAACAGCGTCAATAGGCCCCGGCGAGTTGTCCAGCTGGCCGTCAATCCAGATTTCGATCTTTGCGTCCGGTTTTCTTTGCCACGCCACAAGGTGTGGGCGCCCGTCATCGACTCGCGTTGTCCCTTTCACCACCAGGCCGATCCCCGGTTTTCTGTACACCGCCACGCCGTTTTCAAGGCCAAAAGTAAAACGGGTGACGTCCCCAGAATCCCACTGGGAATTTAGGATCCCGTCACTGGATCGCGTCCTTAAATAGTTGATCCAAAGGTAAACGATCTGGGCGTCACCCGGGAGAAAAAAGGACTCCCCCAGGTTGACATAATCGTTTTGGTCCTGGATCTGTATGGACCGCCCCAGGTCGCTGTAAATTTTTGTTTGCGATCCGTACACCGTGCCGTCCGCCCACAGGACAGGGGAGGAGGGCCCCGCGGTGATATCGTAGATCCCGATCCGGTTTGCTTCGGTGGAGGTTGTCCCAGTGTGGCGAACAATTAAGCGTGTTTCCCCTACAGCCGGTGAAAATGTAAAATCAAAATTACCGTCACCGGTTGCCCTCACTGTGCTGGATCCAGCGTTTCCTGTTTCTATGCTTGGGTTATTAAATGCGCCCCCCAGAACTCTGTACGTTTTTCCCACTTCGAAAATGTCCGCCGCTGTCATGGCGGCGGCGCCTGCGGTTCCGTTGTAAGCCACGTCCAGGCGTCTGGGTGCAAAGGCGTCTAGGGGTTCGATCGGCTTGCTCAATATGGCACTATTTAATGCTGTCCAATCGCCCGCGGATCCCTTTTGACAGCCCGGATCTGGAAGTAGATTTTTCCAGGCGTAGTTTGGCATGACGCTACCGGAGTTGTACAGGTAAGACATTGATCGGATCAGGGCGTCCGGCTGTCCAAAGTCAACATACTGGGGATCGGTGAACCCGTTCAGATCCACCTTGAGGGATTGCGCCCCCGTTTTTTTCACGGTGGGATCCTTTGTCAGGACCGTGATCCCTCCTCCTGGGTATTCACTCCAGGCGGCGGTTCCCGCCTGCTCCATGTTTCCGTCTATTAGTCGATTAGACATAGATCACGCTTATGAGTTTTGACAGCTCACCCAGGCCCAGGGTGTAACTGGCCAGGAACGTGTCCACCTCCAGCCCGAACCCGATCCCGCCAGCGGCGGCGCCCAGGGGCGTGAGCTGGTCCTGGACCACGGACGAAAGTGTCAGATCCGTGATCGTGTCCGTCCTGTCAATTTCAGGATCCAGGCCCTCCATGTACGGAACGATCGATCGGAAGTATTCCTCCAGGGCGGCCTCCACCGCGTCCTTTGTTTTTGTTTCGATTGCCGGATCCACGATCAGATCCCTGATCTCCACGTAGAACCCTGTGCGGTAAATGCTCTCGACGTGGAGCTGTTCGTCCGTGGTCCCCAGGGCCGGGCGTGCGATCCCAGTGTCCGGATCGAAAAGGATATTTTCCCGGACTTCCTGGAGGAGGGCCGGGGGTGCGATCCCGTCCGGATCAATGTCCGCGTCCGCCTCCACGTACACGGTGACATCGCCAGGGATCGACAGCTCCCCCACCGGCGCCCCGGAATATGGGAACACGCGGAAAACGCCGGCCACCGCCTCACCCCACACCCGGAAGTCGCGCCCGTTGCTCCCACCGCCCTGGGCGTGTAGTTCGTTCAAAATGCGGCGCCTGTAGGCCTCCACGTCCTCCCGTTCCGCCCCCACGTTCAGGACGTCCGTGATCTCCGCCACACGTCCGGCGCCGGCGATCTCCTTGCCGATCGTCATGGTTTCGCCCACGTTCAGGTTCCCCGCCACGCCGGCAAACTCCGCGGCCACATTGATCACGGCCACCCCACCGGACGGGATCGCCTCCGCCTCCGAAAAGTACCGCGCCCCGTTGCTGTCCCCTATGAATTCTGTTTGGGCCGATATCGGGACCGTGCTTTCCAGCTCGATCTCCAGGCGCGCCGCCTCGGCTGGTTTCCTGGGGGTGTCTAATTCAACACCGAAGGGATTTTCCAGCGTGTCCTCATTGGCGGTTACGGCAAAATTTTGCCGGGCCCGTTCCGCCGCATAGCGGTTCAGCTCCGTGTAATCCATGGAGGTGACAGCGGCCAGGACGCGGAGGAAGGCCACCTCATTTAGGGGGCTTTCCTGATTTAATCTGTTTTCCAAATAGGCCAGGTTTCGATCAAAAACTTCTTTAGTGGTGGGGACTACATAGGCCATTTTTTACACCTTTTCAAAAACCGGATCATTGATCTGGTTCACCCAGTTTTCGCCATGTTTCTGGAGGGTGAGCACCTGGAGATCGCGCCCTGGCGGTTCAATGGCGATCACCACCTGGAGGATCCGCCCTGTGGGATTGGAAACCGTGGTGGTGATCTTGCTCGCCAGCCTAGACTCGGGTTTCAGCATCCAGGCCAGGGCCTTGTCCGCGGCGTCCCTGATATCGTTAAATGCGGAAATTGTGAGGGGCTGGGAGGCGGCGCGCTCAAAATCAGATCCCACGCGCTGGGCCTCCGTGTCAAAAAGTAGGTTCCCCGGCCACGGTTTCCCGTCCTCCTCATATCTGGTGAACAGTGACAGGATCACGGCATTGTACAGGCCCGGATCCATGAGGGGCTGGCCACCTCGAAAAATTAGGTGGGTTTTGTTCTCATCTATAAAAACCGCGGGATCGCCTGTGAACCTTGAAACCATTATGGCACCTTTATTTCGTCGATCTTGGCCCCGTCGATCGAAGCTGTGGAGGCCGGAAGGGTGGGCGCCGTGTCCGTGGGAGTTCCTGGGCCGGGGCTGTATTCGTGTGTGTGGGCGTTGAAGTCGTCCACCAGTTTGTCGAAACCGCTTTTTAATTCGTTGAACCTGGCGGCGAAGTCGTCCGCCCCGTTCAACTCGATCACGCCGTCCTTTTTGAAGTACGCAAAAGCCTTGATCGCTCCGCCCGCGGAGCTGTACACCTTGCGCTCGCCCTCCTCCACCTCCGGATCGATCTCATCATCCACCGCGATTGTGATCCGGTATGACTTCGTGACGGCCAGGACCACCACCCGGGAGCCTATCGGGGGCGCGCTGTCCTCCCCCGGTCCGCTGGTCCCGTGCTCCACGGTCTGGACGTCATCCGGGGCGAATTCTACCTGGAGCAGGCGCACGGGGTGATCGCCGTCCTTATTCTGGGCGATCTCCTGTCCTGTTACTTCTCCCACGTAGATCATTTTTTCAGCTCCATGGGTCCACCAGGGCCTCCCCGGTGTACACCTGCGGGGGGACCAGGGACAGCTTGGCCGGCGTTCCGGCGTCACTGAACGTGTACTCCACACCCTTGATCAAAAAATCGAAACCGTCCGCCAGGAACATGGACTTGGACACCACAGAAACGATCGTGTTTTTCCGCCACCTGTTCCCGTTCGGATCGTACCAGCTGTGAACCGGAAAATCGAAGGCCATGGAGTCCGCGATCGCCTTGGAGCGTTTCCAGTCCGCCGCGGCCTGGATCTCCCCCAGGCTGGTTTCGTCCGCGGTGAAAGTGTGGAGCCTGGCGCGTCCCACGTTTTCGTCATTGGCGATCGCCGTTTTGGTTTTCTTTTTGGGTGACTGTCCGATCGCCCTGTACGTGCTCCAGCGGGCCCTCCCGTCCCACCTCATGGCCATGGACGTGTAAGGGGGGCGCCCCTCCTCAATGGTCCCCACAGGGGCCCCAGTGGCCGCCTGTGTGATCATAAGCTCACCCGCTGGGCTGGCGGTGAGCAGGGCGCCCCGCTGGGTGGCCAAGTCGGCCAGGTGGTCAAAAATTGTCGCATCCGGATCCGCGTTTATCCGATCGAACTGCGGATCGCTGTCCAGCTCAAAAACCACCTTGACACCGTGGGGGGCGCACAAGTCCCGCGCGCGCTGTTCAAGGGTGATCTTTTTCGCCTCATATGGGGGCTTGATCGAGCTGTCGATCACGTCCGCGGTGGGGCTCCAGCCCTCCAGGGTGGAGGTGAGGCCCTGATCACTAAGTGAGTTTTCCGGGGTGTAGATCACGCCGTCCGCGGCCAGCTCGCCGCCCAGGTACACCTTGGCCGGCGTGTATCCGTACGGGCGCAAAACCTCCCGGAGGCGGTTGTCCTCCGCGTCAAAAAACAGAACGGCGGAAAACCCGATCGCGGCCATGTCCAGATTGTCCGTGACGGTCCCGGAAATCGCCGGGAACTCCTGGGAGTTGATCACCAGGGTGAAGTCGTCCGGATCCTTGCCGGGGATACTATCCCCCAGGATCTCCCGTTTTAGGGCCTCCTTGTCCTGGTCCTGTGGTATGTTCAGAACCTCACCAGGGAAAACCTGATCGGGTGTGCTCCCCCGGAGGTTGCTTTGGTTCGCCTTCCAGATAATGGTAAACTTTCCACCGTCCCCATATGCGGCCTTGGCGATCCCGATCAGGGTGTCACCCTTCTGGACCGTGTACGGTTTGCCGGGGGTGGGCCTACTCATAAATGACAACCTCCCGCCCGGACTGGAGCATGAGCAATTCCTCCGCCTTGAGCCCGTTTGTTTTCACAAAAAGATCAAAATTAGAGTCAAGATCCCCGGTGCTGTATTCCTTGAACGCGATCCAGATCGGGGGCCTTGCCCTATCCAGGCGGAAACGCCGCTCCACACGGAGATCAAAGGCGGTCAGAAGTATGTAGCGGATCGCGTTCCCGGTGAGGTTTGCGGCGTCCGCGAAGGCCTGGGACTGTGAAAAATATTGATCATCAATGTCCTTGTCCGCGAACCGCTCCTGGGCGGTTTCCAGCTCCGCCACCACGCGATCGAAAAAGTCCGCCAGGCCGGTGGCAACCTCCACCCCCTGGGCGCGCGTTTCCAGCGTTCCAGTGGTGACGATCTGGGCCATGGCCCCCAGGGTGGCGGTGAGTGACAACTCCGAGGTGGCCAGGAGGTTTAGATCCGTGTCCTTGTCCCCGGTGGTGAGGCTGTCAAAAACCTGATCGGCCAGCGTGCCGTAATAGTTCAGCCGGCTGATCACGTCATTGGACGCCAGGACCGGGTACTGGGTGAGCTGTTGAACCTGGGCCGCCAGGAGGAGGGGCTGACCGATCGCGGTATCAAGGGTGTCCTGGATCCCGGTTTGGATCGCCCACATTGTGTTATCGATTGCGTCCACCGTGGAGAACAGCGGCCCCAGAACTTTGTCCACTAGCTTGGCGTTAATTTCCGTGGCCTTTTTGATCGTGTTTCTTAGGGTTTCAGTTCCAGCCCGGAGGGTGTTTGCGTATTGTTGCGCCGCGGAAATATTCAGATCGTTTACGCCGCTGTCAATAATGCCGGCCAGCTCCCGGCCCGTTTTTAGTGTGACGTCATCGATCGGTTCGATCCAGCTGGTGTTGATCTCCGTTATGTTCCCGGAGTCCACCGGATCGTCCATCTCCGTGACGGTGAGGAGTTGCAACTCCAAAAACCCGTGGACAGGGTGGAACACGCCCCAGCGCCCGGTCTCCCGGCACGCGGCGTAAAATCGGTTCGCCTCCAGATCGTTGTCCTTGCCGGAAAAATAGATCGTGAAGTCATACCGGGAGCTGTCCACCTCCATGTCCTGGGTGGGGTTTCCGCGCACTTTGGGGAACGTGAAGATCCCCACCTTTTTGTCCATGGAGCGGGGGCCCTTCACCCAGCCGGCTGAAAAATTATTGCCGTCCGGGGAGGTGAGGCGGATCGAGTTCGCCACCCTTTCCCGCCAGTTGTCCGGGCCCACGCCCAGGAGTTCAGCCACGCGATCTAGTGGTGTGCTCATCTATTTTGCCCCGCTAGTTCCAGCCGGATCGGCGGCGGCGCGTTCCGTGTTTGCTGGTTCACACCCAGCTCCAGATCCGTTTGGTTTTGTACCGTGATCACCCCGCGCATGTAATCGTACGCGCGCGCCTGCTCCCGTGCTTCGTTCGGGGCCTGGCGTGGAGGTGGAGGAGCTGGCGCGCGTTGCTCCGGAACCTTGGCCGGCCCAGTGTCCTGGAAAATGTTTTTCCAGGCGTCCACCAGCCCGGAGATCCCGCCCTTCCGGAACGCATCGATCAAACCCGTGATCCCTCCAAAAAGGGCCTTGAACTTTTCAACCATAAAAGCGATCCCTTTTTCCACCCAGCCCACCAGCCACCAGAATGTATCCTTTGCGCCTTGCCACCCTTCATTTAATAGCACTAGGATATAATCCCAATTTTTCCAGATCGTGTACCCAGCGGCCACCAGGGCGCCCGCAGCAACCGCGATCGCCGCCACGGTGATCCCTATGGGGTTTGCCAAAAGGGCGGCGTTCCACAGCCACTGGGCCACGCTGGCGGCCTTTGCGGCCTTGGCCGCGGCCATGGCGTACTTCACGAACTGAACCGCGGTGACTCCCATCATGATCAGCTTGTACGCCCCCCAGGCCGTCACCGCTCCCCAGATAAAAGGCGTCAAAACCTCGATCGCCTTTTTCGTGTCCTTGATCAGTTTTATGACACTTTTGATCCCGTCCGTGATCTGGGTGACGTCAAAATTTTTCACCGCGGCGGTGGCCTGGTCCAGGGCCCCGGGGAATTTGTCCTGGAAAGTCTCAAAGGTTTTTAGGCCCACCTCGATCAGGTTGTTTTTGAGCTTGTCCAGGCGGGCCCCCAGGGATTTGTTCATTTCGTCCGCCATGTCCTTGGCCCGGCCCTGGGATTGCTCCAAACCTTTGCGGAAATCTTTTAAGCGGTTTTTGCCCTCATTCAGGAGGACGGAAACGCCGGCGATCGCGCGTTTTCCAAAAATCAATTTTAAGGTGGCCGCCTTCTGTGCGTCCCCCATGTTTGCGGTGGCTTTTTCAACGTCCCCCAGGATATCGAAAAAGTCCCGCATTTTTCCGTTTTTCTCTGTTTCGATCCGCAGTTCCTTTAGGCGCTTTTGGGCCGCGGGAACCGGCGCCTGGAGGTTGAGCATAGCTGTCCGTAGCTGAGTTCCGGACATTGTGGCCTTAATGCCTGCGGAGGCCATCACCCCTGCGGCGGTGGTGAACGTGGCCAAGGACTGGGAGGCGTTCGTGAAAACTGGGCCCGCCATTTTTGCCGACTCAAAAAGCTGGGTCAAATCCATGTTGAAAGTGGTTATTCCAGCGGCAAACGTGTCATTTATTTTAGTCAGGTTTTCAGTCAGCTGGGTGGTGTCCTTTGTCATCATGTTAAAGGCCCCCAGCGCATCGCTGGCGATGTCGCTTGCCCCAGCGAGATCGGTTGACGCCACGGCGGCTAAGTCCGTGATCCCCGGGAGGGTGGCCATAGCCTGTTGGGCGTTGAATCCCGCCATGGCCAAAAACTCTAGGCCGCCCGCGGCGTCCGCGGCGCTAAAGCGTGTGGTTTTGGCAATATCCCGGGCCGTGGTCCCCAGCTGCTCAAATTCCTTTGTTCCCCTCCTGATTTTTCCCGGGAATTTTGCGGCGCCCTTTGTCACAGCGTCATCGAAGTTTAGGAACTCCGTGGTGACTTCACGGATCCCCTGGGCCATTAACGCGGTCCCGCGCTGGACAGCTCCAGCGGTGAGGATCCCGCCCACAATGGATTTAAAACCCGTGGCGCCCTTACTGGCCTTCTTAAATGCGCGGCTTGATTTGTTGCCGAAAATGTCCGCACTTTTTCCCATGCGCTTGAAGGCGCCGGACACGTTATCCTTGGCCACAAAATCGGTTTTGACTGGATAGGTGGGCATGCTATTTTTTACCTTTGATCGCCCGTTTTCGGGCCCCTTCGAGGATCTTGTGGCAATCGTTCCAGTATTTGAGATCGTGAAATCCCATGCGCTTGATCTCCGAAGGTTGCACCCCCTCAGAAAAGACGTTCAGCACCCACTGATCGATCCGAGGGGTTACACTTGTAAAAAAATTGTACCCAGGGTTTCCGCTATTCCTAGATCGACACCTTTCAATTTTAGGATATTGGACAGCCCCACCTCGGACAGGTTGCCCAGGAACATGTACAACCGCGTGCGATCGTCGTCGTCCTCCTTGGCGCCCACCTTCGATCTGGCGTCCACCTCCCGGTAGTCCAGGGCGGTGATCGGCTCATCTTTCCCGATCGGCTTTTTCAAGGTTTGGACAACCTTGATCACTTCGTCCCCGGTGATCTCCACGCGGTGATTCATGACACCGCGGGTTAGCTTGTTTCTGGCCGCGCGGATCGCGGTCCGCTGATCTCCGTCCTCATAATCATCCGGATCGATCTCGTAATAATCAAACAGCTTGGCCACCTGCTCCGCGGCCATTTCCTTGGAAAGTTTTTTTCCCATGACTCACCCACCTGTTTTTTAGCCTTGCGCCAGATCCCAATCCAGGTACGGGAGGATCTGAACGTTCGTGCGGTTTTCCTCTGTTTCGTTGTTTTCTACCTCTAGCGATCCTGTGCACCTGTACTTATCGCCCGCGGCGTTTTCGTACAGGAATTTGAGATCGTCCAGGCCCTCCGCAAAGTTTTTGAGCGTTGCGCGCTCCGCGGAGTTAGTGGCCAGGGGGAGGCCTTCCCGGGAGGGGACGCGCTTAACCATTTTCCGCATGGCGCGCCCCGTGGTGGGGAGGTGGCTGTTTTCCCAGGCCGTGACGATCTCCGTCATGTTCACGTCCGCCATGACGCGGAACGGCTGGCCGTTGATCGTGAGTTTTCGCAGGCTCCCTGCTATGTCTTTTGGCATTGTTTCACCTCTTTACAGTTGCGTGGAGATCGCCACGTCAAACTCGATCAGGTTGTCCAGGATCTGGAGTTCCCCGGAATACTGAACCGGGAAAAACGTGTTAAACCCCAGGGCGTCCGGACGTAGCGCCACGCGCCACGGTTCGGACAGGAGTTTTTCTTTTGTCCAGGCCGCGGAAAAGATCCACCCGCGCCCCTCATATGCGTCCGCCAGGGCCAGGAGATCATCCAGGACCGCGTCCCGGTCCTTCACCTTTTCCCTGTCGATCGAGTTCGTCACCTTCGTGACGTCCGCCACCACGCTGTTCCCTTTCCACTCCTCCCGGTTAAAATTGGCCTTGTGGTTGAAAAGGATATTTTGTGTCACGGACATGTTCCGCTGGCTGGCCCACCCGTTTGAATTGGAGGGCACGGAGTCCGGGCGGTAGAAGCTCTGGACGTTTTGGACGGTTAAAAAACCGTTTTCCACAAACAGCGGGGAGATCCCGCTTTTCACCGCCAGATCGCGCGCGTTATAATCATCCGTCCAGCGTTCGCCGGCCCACGATCCCTCGTCCGCCAGGCCAGGGATGATATCCGGAACCACCCGGCCCGTGTAGTTTTCCGCGGCCCGGTTGTTGTTGATCGACTCCATGATCCCCATGACGGTGGCGGAAATATCACACATCATAGCGGGGGAGTTTGGGGCGGCCAGAATTCCGTTTGTCCGGTCCAGTTTATAGGCGTCCGTCAAGGCCACGATATCCCCCAGGACGGCTTCCCTGGGCGCGCAAGACAAACACCGGAACGGGCGCGCCACAATTTTGTCAAAGTCGCCCTCCAGGAGGTTTCCCAGCCCGTTGTACGCGCTCACCTCCGCCAGGCCGGTGTCAAAGGCGTGGGCCGTCCAGTCAAGGACAACCGCGGTCCAGTTGCGCTCGTTCTGGTTATCGTTGATCCCCAGACCCTTGAGATTGTCCTCCAGGCTAACAGCACCAGCGCCCCCGGTCATTTCCGTTACGGAAACCACCACGCCAGCGGGGATTTCCTCCTGAAATCCCCACGCGGCTGTTAGGGTTATGTCATCGCCACCGGCGGATCCCGCCTTGGCTGTGAGGTTTGCCTGTGAGGTGGTCACGCCGTCTACCGCCGCGGTCACGGGGAGATCCCGATCATTGTTCACCGCATCGACAAACTTTTGGGCGATCGTGTCCCCGTCATCGTCCAGGGTGATCGACACCGGGACGCGCTCCGCGGCCACATAAAGCGGCATGGTTCCCGCCTCCTCCGGAACGGACCCGGCAAAGTCCACGTTTCCTTCCGATTGCGCCGCGGCCACGTCCTCCGGGGTGGGGCTGATCCACATTTCGATCCCGTTCGATCCGCGTTCAAATTTTTTGGCCAGCCGGTGGAGGGGGAAACCAAAACCCGTAAGGGCGCCCACCTGCTCCGCGCTTGTGACCAGTTGGGGGGTTCCCGGGACCACCGTTGTGATCGAAGGATCGAACAGGCCTATGATCGCGGCTTTTCTGGGTACGTTTTGCGCGCTGGGCGCAAACTGTTTGTTTTCCGCCCCTGTACCCACGGCGGCGGCTTTCGAATTTGCATCTAAAGGCATTTTTCCTTGTCTCCTTTATTTGTTGATCGTGCCTGTTTTTTGCACGGTGTCCTTTTCCTCACCAGCTTGATCCCAGTGTTCAAATTCCGTGTCCACGCCTTCCGTCATTTCCACACCCGGATCGCCGTCCAGCTGCTCATCAATTCCACAAGTCACAGCCATGGTCCCGGTGAGGACTACCAGATCGCCACGCGGGATCGGCTGGTCCTTTTGAATGTTCGGAACCCACCGATCAGCCACGACAGAATCGTGGCCCAGATCAATGTTCCGGGCGTCCATTATGATATTGAAAACCACGTCCGCCAGTTCGTCCAGGGACTCATTGGCCAGGCCGCTGGCCTCCTTGAATGACTCCAGCGCCGCCTTGAGTTCCGGGCCGCTGGCCCCAGGATCAAGAATCGGGGTGAGATTGCCCTCCGCCGCCTTGCTCACCGCCAGCTCCAGGTTGAACGTGAGATCGTGCATAACCGGGCCCGTGGTGCTCCCCTTTCCTTTGGGAAACTCCCCGCGGAAAAAATACACCTGAACCGATCGATCGCTGTCCACTATGGCGCCGGCGTCCTGGCCTTGTTGCTGGTATCCAATAACACGAAACCGGCCCGCCGCGGCGGTGGCCAGGGTTTCCTTGAGGGCGTCCCGTATTTTACGGAAATTCATCAAGGTGGAGCCTCCGACATTTTGACACCGTACAAACGAACGAAGCCGATCGAGCTCCCGTCCTCCCTGGGGCGTTCCGCCAGGTACCAAACCTGATCGGCGTCCCGCCTGGGCTCCTCCGGAACGGAGAACGCCCACCGTTCACCTGGGAGCGGTACGCGGTCCAGGCTGGACTTCCGGAGGGTGATCACCGGTTTGTGGACAATCACCTCCGCCCCGCTGTCCGGGTTGTCCTGGAGCGTGTCATATATCACCTGGGCCTGGAGGAGCTGTTCCGGGTCGTTCTTGGAGTGTGTTTGCCGTTCCCCGTCCGGGGACAGCAAAACCACAGGGAGCCCAAAACGCCCTTCCAGGGTGGTGGACAAATCGGCCTCGATCTTTTCCCGCAGGTTGATCATTTACTGGGCTTTTTGTCCTCCGGGATCGAGCCCACAAAACGCTGCCGGCCACGGTAGATCACCTTTTCAGGTTTCTTTTTCCGGATCTGGATCAGCGGCTTTTTGGGCTCCTCCTTGGCCTTGTCCTTTGGTTTGGACGCGGCCTTGTCCTTTGGTTTGTTTTCGTCCGGCATGTTTTAGCCTCACTTTTTCTTTTTGCTGGCCGCTTTTTTCTCCTCGATCTTGCCGGCCTTTTTCAGGCGTGCGATCCGCTCCGGGTCCACACCCTCCGGGATCGGATCACCTGGTTCTACGTCCTGAACTTTTCCCGGCATGCCGAGAACTCCTGGGCCTTTCCATATCAACATTTTTTTTCCTCCTATGGCGTCACGTCTGTGAGGGTACAGATCGCATCGGTTTGGACCGGCACGAACACCGGCGAGATCTGGGTGCGAATCGTTGCGCTTTTCCAGTTGTCCGGCATGTACGCGTCGAAGTAAAACGCCGCGGGTGGAACCGTGGTTCCCAGGCCCGCGATATTGTCCGGGAGCTGGGGATCAGTTGGCGAAAAACCGAAAAGCTGGCGCATCTGCTCCTGGCGCTGGGGAATGTCCGGGAGGACTTCCGGGGGCCCGAAGATCCGATCGTACCGTGCCTGGGAGTCCGCCACAATGACAGACCCGTCCGGCATGTACTTTTCGGAGGATCCGGTGTCGTCGTCGTACGTGTAGTTGCTGGTGAACATATACAGTTCGTAACCGTTCGGAGTCTGGAGGAACCCGCGGGCCTTCCAGCCACCCTCCACGAAACGCGCGAAGCGATCCGGGAGCGTGAAACGATTGTCCCCCACGTTGATCAGGTTCCAGCGGCGGTTGTCGCTTTTCTCCTTCACGTCCGCGTCCTTCAAGAACGCCACGATCGCGCTGGAGCTGAACCCGATAAAATCCGGGTTTGCCATGCCTTTGACGTCCACCCGTTCGCAGGCGTAATCGATATTGCCGAAAATGTCCGCGGCGGGGTCCGTCCACACGGTGGGTACGCTGTAGATATTTCCCGCGGAGCGCCGCCAGTCGAAAATCTGATCGGCGGCCACGCCGGAACCCAAAAGGGTGGGCATTTTGCCGGTCAGGACCGATTGTGCGGCCAGATATTCCATGGTTCTGGTGAACCGGCGCGCGTGCTCATCGTGGTGATCCATGGCCAGGGAGCGCATCCGGTCCAACCTGGTTTGGGTTTGCTGCGGGGTTTCACCCGCCTGGCGGAGGAGGAGCTGGGACGCTTGGATATCGCCCTCCTCCTCACCCAGTGGCATGACACGGGCCGTGGTGGTGTACCGCTGGGCCCGGGTGTTTTTCTGCTTGTCCCCGACCGATCGCCCGTCCATCCCGCGCGGAACCAGGGCGCCCAGGCGGCGGTTCCCCCTGATAATGTCGTAATCGAACACGGCGGCGTCCGGGTTGAACCTTGTGCGGCCCCCGGCCTCCGGGCGCCCGAAAAACGCCATGAAACCGGTTTTAACGGAAACAATGTTCCGATCCTGGAAATCGTCCATCATGAAACGGCTGTAGGTTCCCAGGGGCTGTGGTGTTGCTGAAAAAAACATTTTTTTCCCTCCTAGTTTTCGAATTCGTCAATGTCGATCGTGGACTCCACCACCAGCCCCACCTCGCGGAGTTTGTCCTCCACGGTGAGATTGATCCCCGCTGGGGAATTGATCACGGTGTCCAGGGTTTTACTGTTCTCGATCACCAGTTGCTGAACGTCCACGATCACGCCGATTATGGTGATCGGAACTCCCGTGACGTCCCCGGCCTGGATATCGGCCTCCGCGATATCCTTTTTCAGGATCCCGCGGGGAAACTGGGTTCCGTCCGCGGCGGTTTCGTCCGTGAAGGGAACCCACTTTTTTGTGGAGGGATCCCGGGCCATGACGGTCTTGGCCAGCATGTCCCCGGAGCGCCCGGCGTCCTGTGCGATCGTTTCGTTGTCCTTGTACTTTTCGGATCCGTCCAGAAAAAAGGCAACGTTTGTTACGTCTTGTCTTGATTCGACTCCCATTGGTTCCTCCTATCCCCGGAGCGCACGAAAACGCGCGCGCTGGGCCTGGTAGTCATTTTCGTTGTGGATCTCACCGTCCGCCCTGGGCTCCTCACCCGCCTGTTGGCCGGGGGTTTCACCGGCCTGGGTGGACTCCTCCGCGGCCTGGGCCGTGTTGTCCGTTTCCTTCTGGGAATCGATCACGGTTACGGCACCCAGGAGGGCGGCTTTTTCCGCGTTCCCCTGGAGCACGTCACAGGCCAATTTCTGGACCGGCTCCGGGTAGGCACTCCCCACCAGGTAAGGAACACACGCGGCCACGTTTTCCTCCAGCGTCTGGAGCTTGGCCTCCGGACCGGCCACCGCGTCCGCGATCGCCTTGTCCACCAGCTCCTGGTGCTGTGTTTTCAGGGCCGGATTTTCGGCCATGAGTTTGATCAAGTCGTCCATTTTTCTGATCTCCTTTTCTGTTTTTATCCCCTGATCAGGGTGTGACAGGGTGGCCCCCTGCTTTTTTTCGTCCTTTTTGAGTTCGCCCCCGTCCGTGGTGTCCTCCTCCTGGGCCGTGGCGGCCTGCTCCTGGTCCTGGAGGGTAGGAGCGGGACTGTCCGCCCGTACTGAATCGATCAGGCCCACGGACACCGCTGTGGGCGCGCTGGCGTCCGGATCCGCGGCCAGGAGGACCGCGCCCCGCCCAAAGTCCTGGGCCACTTTTTTGTCGGTGACGCCACGCCCCTGGGCGATCCGTTTGATGAAAATGCGCTCCAGGGCGTCCGCCCGCTCCTGGACCACTTTTAAACCGTCCTTTGTGGAAAGATCGGGCCGTTTGTTCGGGGCGTTTTTGCTCACCACCTCCACAAACTTGATCCCGATCCTTTCCTCGAATTTGCTGGTGTCGATATAAGTAATGACCACCCCGATCGATCCGGTCAGGGCCGTGGGTGAGTCGGCCACAATACGATCGGACGGGCTCCCGATCCAATAACCCGCGGAGGCCATTAAACCGAGGTTTTCAGAAATAACAGTTTTCTCCTGGGCGAGGTTATAAACCGCGGTCCAAACCTGGTCCACGCCTTTCACCTCACCGCCCGGAGTATCAAGGAGCAGCCTTACTGTTTCGATATTCCGATCAGCCCGGATCGCTTCAATGGAACGAATGATCCCAGCGTAGCTGGTCCCCTCATAACCAAAAAAGCGATCGATCGGGGATGGTCCAGATTGAGACAGGAGGCCCTTGATCGTGATCGTGGCCTCCTTGCCGGACGCGGCCAGGATCTCCGGCTGCTCCGCCGCGTGGAAAATCTCATTGGCCGCCTGTACGTCCGCGGGGGACGCATTGATCACCCGTTCAATGTATCCCTTTACAAATTCCGTTTCACATGCCCAGATTTGAAACATTTGATCCCCTATCTTGGATCCACCACGGCCTCCACCTCCGCCACCGTGGCGGCGGCGCGCGCCTGGTCTTTTAATTCCGTCCCGCTGTCCACATGGCCCCGGAGGGTGGTTACTCCCTCCAGATAGAAGGCCAAAAAGGTGGCCGCGTCCGGGATTGCGTACACGTCCTGATCATCGATCGTGTTTGCTTTCACCGGATACGTGATCGCCGCCTCACTCCTCACCTGGTTTAGGCCGGACATTTTCAGCTGCGCGGCGTCACTCAATGAAAAGGTTTTCCCGCTGTACGTGAAACCCTCCCCGATCAGCTGGCGCGTTCTGTAGTCTATCGAATCGCATTTGACGGTGCGCGCCTGTTCTAGCGTGAAATTATTTGGATCCAGGTTGTCCAGGTTGTCCGCGGTTTCCACGCTTTTGATCAGGAGTATCCTGTCCGGATCGATCGCGTGGGCCGGGTCCGTGAAGGCCTGGGTGGGAGTGTCAACTCCCCACCCAAAATCCCAGGCGTCCGCGTCCGTGTCCCAAACTCTAAAATAATTGACGATCATTTATCGCCCTACTTTTTCCTGGAGCCTGGCCACCAGCTCCTGGAGGTTTTCGATCGCCTCCGCATTGTCCACCACGGCCACCCGGAGATCCGGGACACTTTGCGCGGCCTGGGCGGCCTGCTTCGCCTCTTTTGCTTTGTTTGGGATCTGTGGGTTTATGTTCGCCATGTTCAAACCTCGATCAATGTGTCACCACCGGCCACCACATACCACTCGGATACGTCCTGCTGGACCAGGTAGTGGCCAGCCGGGAGATCGGCATATTCGCCGCTGGTTTTTTCAAAGGCCATGATTTCGAAAACGTCCCCGGGCTCATCGTACACCAGGGAGATCAAAACGTGCTTAGTCAGGGACGGATCCGCGGTCACTGTGGTTTCGTCCGTGATCTGGAGTTCCGCGATCGCGGTTGTTATCACCAGGCCCTCCGCGGTGCTTTCCACGTCCAGATCGTGGGCATAATCAGCCGGGAGGATCCGTTCCTTTAAAATCGCCTCCGTGTGTTTCTGGGTGATCAGCGCCTGGGTGTGGGCGGCCACCAGGCCGTCCAGGATCGTGACGTCCCCGCCGCTGGGGGGTGTCTCAAAAATACAGGCGCACTCGTTGTCCTCCGTGCTCACGTTCACGCCCTCCAGGACGGCCACGATCGCGGAGTTTTTGATCTGTCCCTCCAGGACGTCCGATCCCACAACCTGATCCGGAAAATCGCCCGTTATTGAATAGTTGATCGCCTCACTCATTAGGAAACCCTCCAAACTTCGATCCAGGCGTCTTTTATGCTTTGGGTATTACCGCCCGCGCCGTCCTTCCATTGAACTATAAAAGTTTTCGCCGCCCCTGTGAACGTCACCTCATGGACCGCCCCGCGGGTGGGGTAATTATCCGTGGCCACTTTGGGCCTGTAGGGTATTTCAGCCCCCACCACCGCCGCGTCCGTGGAGTTATAGAGCCTTACCTGGCCCACCTTGTCCGTGTTTGTGACCATGGCCCCCCAGGCGATCCGATAAGTTCCAGTCAGGGCCGGGGTGGTTAGGGTGACTTTGTCCTGGTACGCGGCCAGGGTGGTTTGGGACTCCGCCAGGGACTCCTGGCGCTGGTAATCTTTTCCGAAAACCGCCGCCGCTATGTGGGCGTCAATCGCCGGGTGGGTGTTCGTTCCAATGTCCGCCAGCTCCGTGTGGCTTGTCACCTGGGCCGGGTTTAGATCGACAGTAAAAACAGATTCGATCGCCGCCGCGGTGGCCTGGGATTCCTGAAAAATCAGGCGCCCGATCAGCTTGCCGTGTACCTGGAGGCGGAGCGGAACTGTGGACGGGGGCGGCGCATTTTCCGCCGCGGCCTGGGTGTTGTAATTCCCCTGGCCGTACAGCGCCACCAGGGAGTTGTCCAGCTCCAGATACACCCACACGATCCCGAAGTTGTTGACCCCCAAATTTTGGAGGGTTCCCGATCCGTCATCGTACTGGGTGTTGTCCCACTGGGTTTGTGCGGCCACCTTCGTGAAACCGCTGGGCGTGGCCCGGTAATAGTAATCGAAAGTGTCCGCCCCGCTGGTGTCCTTGGCGGCCTGGTAAAACTCGTTTAGACCGTCGTAAAATTCACCAGCGGACACGGTGAGATTCCTTGTGCCCGTTTCACCCAGGATCAGGCCGCCCAGGCGGTCCGCCCGCCTGATCGGTTCTGTTTCATAAAATCGTTCATACGCCAGGGTGATCGCGTCCGCGGCGCGCTGTGGGTTGTTCACTATGTGAAGTGTTCCGCCTTCGTTCACAACGGATCCCAGCCTAAAGGTGGTGGTCCAGTTCCATGAGTCCGCGGCCTGGATCAGCACCTGGGGGGATCCGGCGTTGTAATCGATCCCCACATGGCGCACGGTGTCCGCGGGGATCGCCTGGCCGGCCAGGGCGGACCACTCAAAAGATTTCAGATCGCCCGTGTGGCTGGCGGTGTCACGAATGAACCCCGCGCCGGCTGCGATATCGATCGAGCCTCCGCCCGCATCCGTTATGTATCCGGAGCCCGTGGCCCCAGCTCCTCCACCCAGGCGGATCGCGTCCTGGACGTCATCGATCGCCGGCGTCCCCAGTTTTTCAATGTTCACCTGGGAGGCGTCACCGATCTGGCCTACGTGGGAGGCCTCACCGTGGGGCCCCACCGGGCCCGCCGCGGCCCCGCCACCGTCACCTATTAGATCAGTTTTTCCCTGGTTCACACTCATGGGATCACCACCATGACTTTCCCCTCCTCACCTATACACCGAACGTACACATCTATGGCAAAGGAGGAGCTGATCACCGCTGTGGTGGTGTCATCAAATAGCGGGGCCTGATCAGTCAGGGGGCTGGCGGGTGGGCCGGGGTTTCCGGTGTCCCGCGTGGTGTAAATGTACTTGGCCCCCTTCTTTTCAAAAAGCTGGCCGCTTTGGACGTTCTGGGCCACCAAAACCCAGGTGTCCGCTGGTGTGATATCGACAATTAAAGGATCCGCCATTATTTTTGCTCCCAGTAGGGGATCGGCAAGGTTTGGTACTCCCTGGCCAGCTCCTCATGGTTTGCGGCCACGTCCCCGCGATCCAGGTTTTTGGATTCCTTGCGCCCGGTGCTCACACCGATCGCCATGTTTTCACGCGCGGCGCGCGCCTGTTTCCAGGGATCGATATTTGGAACCGGCGATCCCATATAGGTGGCGTTAAGCCAGGCCGCCTGGAGGCGGGGATCCGCCCACCCCGGGGCCTTGATCCTCCCCGCCGCGATCTCCCCGGCCAGCCACGCCCTGTAAACTGGTGTCAAACAATCGGTTTCTTTTTCGTGGCGGAGTATTTCCGCCACCCTCCACAGCATAACCAGGGCGGCCCGGCTGGCGCTGTAGTTGGCGTTGAATTTTTGGAGGAGGACTTCCAGCGGCATGGAGTTTGCGGCGCACAGGTGGGAGGTGTAAGCCTCCACAAATCGATCATAGGCCTGGGCCGGGCTGGTGTTCTCCAGTGACTTTAGATCCTCACCCTCCTGGAGGTTGAAAACACCCACGGATCCAGGTTGCCGGAACGTGGCCTCCGGGAGTTCCACATATTTGACGTATTCAGACAGGGGGAGCACACTTTCAGGCGTTACGCCCTCCGCCTCCCCCTCCACCAGATCGTCCTCCGGCCCGGCGCCATAACGCCGCGCCATGTCCCCCATGGGATTGGACGCCGGATTGTCCGGGCTGGGTTTTGTGTACAGCGCGATCGTGGACTGATTGATCGCTTTGTGGATCTGGGACAGGGTGAAATCGGACAGGGCCTGGCAATCCTGAACAATGGACGCCAGCCGGGAGATCCCGCGGCCCTGGCCTGGGTAGATTGATTGGAACACATGCGCCATCATTTGACGCCCGGACTTTGGGCCCCAGGCCGGCACGGTCCGGGGGACGTACCGCTTTTGCCCCGGCACGTACACCCACACCTTGTACCCCACCGCACGGCCCGCGGCGTCCCGCTCGATCCCGTCCACCTGGCCGGCGTTGAACCCGGTGGTGGACACCACGCCGCCGCCGCGGATCTGGTTCGGGTCCAGCAACTGGAGCTGCAGGGGGTTCTGGAGATCGCGGCGCATGGAATAGAAAAACCGGAGGAACCCCTCACCGTCACGCTGGGCGCACACCTCGATCGTTCTTTGCATTTGGTACCAGTTCTGGGTTTCGTCCCGGCTGGCCCGCTTGTCCATACACCAGGCGTGAAACCTTGGCCCCACGTCCATGGCCCAGGAGCTGGCGGCGGCTTGCGTAATTCCCAGAACACTGGCGATCGGGTTCGGTTGACAGATTAGGCCCGTATCAATCACCACGTCCGCCCACCGCTCAACCATGGCGTGGGCCACTACACTGTCGTGGTAAATGTTCCGGCAATTTTGCCGGATCGCGCTGGTGTACAGGGCCGGGCTGTATCCGGTGGCGCTGATCCCGTTCGGATACTTAGAACCGTCTGAACCCACGCCAAAAGAAAAGGGGACGGTTGTGTCAACTGAACGCGCGCGGCCCTGGGAGCCTGGAGGGTCTGGGGGCGCCATGGGGATCCGCACGGTGTCCCCCCTGCGGACGATCCGCAAAAATTCTGTTCCCGCCTCCACGGTTCCCGGCCTGTCCGGGTTTAGTTTTTCCGCTGGTGTGCTCATCCGTACCGCCTAAGCTTCATGGATACCAGGCCCCCGCAATTCAGGCGCCGGTACAGCTGATCGATCTCACCCTGTAGGCTGTCGATCTGTTCCTTCAACTCCGATAGCTTGCGATTTTTGAGGCTTTGCGCGCCTTCGTTGCTGTCGAATTTGTACTGCTCCGAGGCGTCCGCCAGGGCCTCCGTGTACGTGGTGTTGACGATCTCCAGCTGTGCTTCTTTTTGTTCAATCCGGGCCAGGATCCTGGCCCGCTGGGCAGGTGTTAAACAAGCCATATTAGGGGAACTGTATTAATCCACCGGCGTTTTGTCAACAATTCCGCGCATTTACCGCACCAGGTGAGGCGATCAAGTGTGACAAAAGGGCCAAGACTAAAAGAGGGCCAGCTGGGCGGTGTCCTTGGCGATCCGGGAGCAGGCGGCCCGGTAAAAATCCGGATCTATTTCGATCCCTGTGGTTTGCATGCCGGCCAGGTGGCACTCCACCACCTCCACACCCGAACCCATGAAGGGGACCAGGGCGCGCCCGTCCTTTTTTGCGGTGGTGGTGACGATCGCCCGGGTGAGGGTGGGCGGTTTTTGTGTGGGGTGGTCCTCCCGGCTGGTTTCGTGGGCCTCCTGGGAATACTTTAAAACGTCCGTCAATTTTAGCGCATTATTGAACGGGCGGCGCTTGCTTTCGTACCCTTCGATCAGGCCGGTGTATTGCCCCATGAACCGATCGTGTTCCTGTTTCAAGTCCGCCCACTGGCGGTACCCGGGCCAGGCACAGATCCCGAAGTGCTCCACCAGCTGGAGGTAAACCTCCTCCATGGGGAGATCCCACTGGGTGGATCCCCAGTAAAAAGCATGTTCCGCGCGGCGGTGGCCCAGGCGCTGGTTTATTCCCTTGATTGACAGGCCGATCCACTCCTGGAGCCCCCGGAAATATTCCCGCAGTTCCTTAAAGTTTTCCTTGTCCAGTTTGATCTCCTGTAGGCCTGTCCTGTTCACCTCCCTGGAGTAAAACAGGATCCGCTCAGTCACCGGCATGAAGGATCGGAACTCCTCCGAACCGATCCGCGTGCGGCACTCCGTTTTCTCCCACACTAAAACATTTTCCAGGTTCAGATACTGATCGAGGACCACCTGGGAATAGGCGATCTTTTTGGCGTGCCCGTACCAGAACAGGGAGCCCGTTTTTTTCAGGACGCGGGTGATCTCCCTGGCCCACCTGTCCACGTCCTGGAGGTACGCCGCGAAGTCCGGCCACTGGAAATCAAAGTCCCCCTTTGTTTCAAAGTAGGGCGGATCCGCAATCACCAGATCGAAGTGTTCCGCGGGGAGGGTGGGGAGGACTTCCAGGCAATCGCCGCAAATCAGATCCGGTGTCAATTTTGAACCTTTTTTCTGGCCGTGGCCTTGATCATGTAATCCAAAACCGTGCGCCTGGTGATTGTTTGGAGCTGGTCCAGGGTGGCGCCCCGCTCTTTTAGTTTTTGCCTAAATTCGAAAACTTCACCCTCCAGGAAAACATCCGCGGCGCACAAATTCATGGCCCGGAGATCTAGTGCCTCATTTCGCCGGCCCTGGGGACAGTGGAAGGATCCGTCCTTCCGTTTTTCCTCCGCGCGGAGCATCTCAAAATAGTGATCGGGGGTGTCCCGTGGAAAATCGCAAAACCCGGGGCGCTGTGGATCCCGGTCCTGGCGCTTGATCCGCAAATTGTTGTAAAGGTGGGTTTTGTAATAGTTCGTGCTGATTTCGTACAGCGTGATCTCGGGGCTGATCCTGGCCGCGCGGAACCTCCGGAAATTGGAGGCGGTGACGGGATCGCCTTTTTCCGCCTTCCGGGTTTTCAGGGCCTGAAAACCTTTGGACGGGAAACACCCACGCCACCCGCTCCCACAGAAACGGTAAACCACGTCCGTTTTGAAACCGGAGTCCACCAGGATCAAAAACGGCATAAATTCGCGCCCGTCCGATCGCGCGTACTTGATCCGCGTTTCCTGGCCCCACTCCCGGAGGGATTCCCACGCGCCGCCAAAAGGATCATCGATCGCCCCCTCGATCGTGCGGTAATCGATCAGCCACGTCCGGTACCCGATCCCATGGCCGCACACCTCCAGCTCCAGGCGCGCGGGATCCCCGTCCCGCTTTGTACCCTCCTGGACGTCCACGGCCATGGTCAAATACAGGACGCCGTCCGGGACGTCCCGCATTTTGTACGCGCCCCGCAAATCGATCAACGTGTTCAAGTCCGGGCGCGTCCCCTGCTCGATGTACGGCTGGCCCTCATAAAGGTTTTTAAAACTCCGCATGCCTTCCGGTTTTTGCTGGGCCTTCGTGTACTCCTCGAAAAGTTCAAACCAGGACAGCATGCCCACCGGGCTGTAAAGGCTTGACAGCTGGTAGGAACGAAACACGGCGGACTGGCTCACCGCGGTGGGCCTCCACTCCCCGGCGATCAGCATGTCGGTTTTTTGGTGATTGAAGATCGCGTCATGGCAAAATTCGCACAGATAGTAAACGCGCTCCAGGCGCCCGGCCTTCCGATCCGCCTTGATCCCGTGGTTCGCGTGCTCCGCCTCCCAGGTGAGGATCTGGGCTTTCCCGCAAAGTGGACACGGGACAAAGTACTGGCGCTGGTCCCCCAGTTCGTACAGCGTGAAGATCGCGGAGTCCCCGACCACGGTTGGCGTGGAAATATCCAAAACCTTGCGCCGGTTTCCCCAGGCGTTTGTCCGGACATAGGACACGCTTAAAAAATCACCCTCCCCGGTCCGGAGCATGAGCGGGGCCCCGTCGATCTCATCCCGGATCAAAACCCGTTTCGAATCGGCCCGGAGGGAGGCCGCGGACTGGGCGCTGGCCATGTCCAGGCACCCGCCCGAAAACTCCTTAACAAAAATTTTGTCACCGGACCGCCTGGAAAGTCTGTTTTCTGTTTGCGCGAAAATTTTTGAACGGATCCCGCAGCTGTCGATCAGGGGCTCCAGGCGCTTGATCGCCCACTTTTCCAGCTGGTCCGCGGTGTTTGAAATGAACAGGATCTCCGCGGGGCTTTCATCCATCCAGTAAGCCAGGACGTTCTCCGCCGCGGCGGTGAGCCCCAGCTGGCCCGCCTTCATTACAACCGTGTGCTGTATGTGGCTGTGCGGCGCCATGTTGTCCATGATCTCCACCGTGTACGGTGTCCGCCTGTTTTCATAGAACCCGGGGAAAGGCGTGGAGGGTGGCATGACGCGCCGATCCTCCACCCAGTCAGAGATCAGCCGGCTGGGGGGCTCCACTGGTTTTTTTTCATTTTCAGCACGAAGGAACGCCAGATCGCTGGCGCGATAAATAACCGCCCGGAACGCTTTTTCCGTCACTCGATCACCTCCGCCCCTATTTCCTCAAATAGATCATTTATCAGCCGTTTAATGTGGGCCAGGCTCCGGTATACTTCGCGCTCGATCCGCTCCCCGATCTCCATGATCACCTTCTGATCATCTATCCCGGCCAGGCCGGCGATATCGGCGGGGAGCTTGTCCGCCAGTGTCTTGAGTTCGTTTGTGTCGATCAGGTACATTTTCGAGAACAGACGCCGGACCAGATCCCGATCGATCAGCTCCTGGCGCTCCTTGTCCGTTTTAATCCGGAGGGCGTGGATCTGCTCGATCGTTTTCAGCTTGTCCGTGGTGGCCCTGGACAGGGCGCCCACGTTCGCCGGTAGCTCCCCGCTTTCCCAGTCAATGTCCTGTTCCGGGGTGTAGCCTTCGCCGCGATCCCCGTCCTCCTCCCCCTGGGTGGTCTTGGCCTTTTTCCTGTTCTTTTTCGCGCCCGGTTTCGGCCCGCGCTTTTTCTTCTTAGGGAAACCCCGCTTTATTTTGGCGGAGTTCCTGGCGGCGTTCTCCTGAAAATGTAGATTTGTTGGGTGTCCCGGATCCACGCCGCGCTCCGCCCGAATGACGCGGCCTTCCTTGATCGCCTTGCTGATCGCCTGGGGGCTCACACCCACCAGGGCCGCGTACTTGTTCTGTGATAAATACCTCATTTTTCAAAACAAACCGGGGGAGGTTTAGGGGTGTCAACTCCAAAATATCAATTTCAGACATGAAAAATTAAGTCCCAGAAAGGGCCGCTGCGACATATAGG